AGATACCATTGGAAAAAATAAGGGTAATCGTATGGTTGCGTATCCTTATAATGATTTAATATTGGATTTACCATTAGAGAATGAAATAGTTGATATTTTTTATAATGGTTCAGTTCCAACGTATAGGAGGTTAAATCTAAATGCAAATCCAAATAATGGTTTAATTCAAAATTCTCCAAACGTTGCTCCATTTGGTGGCGCCGTAATTAATCCTACTAGCTACAAAACTGGAGGGGGATTTTTTGATTCACTTAAAGCGATAGGAGATAAATTAGGTTCATACTTTAAAGATAAAAAAACACATAGATTAAAATTATTTGAAGGAGATACTATAATACAATCTAAATTTGGACAGAGTATTAGATTAAGTGGGTATAATAATGGGGAAAATAATTTTAACCCCTCAATAGTAATAAGAAATAAAGAAGCGGCCAAATTTGAATCGATAGATGTTCAATCTGCTATACAAGAAGATTTAAATGGTGATGGTGCAACAATTTTAATGACTAGTGGGGATAAAAATAATATCCCATTTATTCCTGGAACACCAGATAAATTAGGAGGTTCAGATTTTAAAACTAGACCAGATAAATCATCAAAATTATTATTTAGTGGAACTAATGATGATTATGCATTTGAAGCATTTCCATCAACATATTCAGGAAATCAATGTTTTATAACATCTGATAGGTTAGTTTTTTCATCTCGTAAAAATGAAACTATTTTTTGGAGTAAAGGTAATTACGGTGTTATTACAGATGGAATATTTTCAGTAGATGCAGATAATGGAATTAACATAAATTCAAAAAATAATAATATTGATATTCAGGCTTTTGATAAAATAATAAATTTTTATGTTGGGAATACCGGTGAAATTAGGCTGGGTACAAAAGGAAATCCGACGGATTTGGTGCCAGCTGTTGATGGGACTTTATTAATTAAAATTTTGGGAGAAATATTAGCAGAAATTATAAACCTACGAAACGGTGGTTTATTAACCCCTGCTGGCCCTGTATCTGGTATGGATCCAACAAGAAATATTGCATTAAAAGCTATTGCAGATGAAGTGAAGTTATTAGCTTCAACAAAAGTATTCATTCAAATGTAATGTGGGATTTATTCAAACGACAAGTAAAATTGGTTATGGAGTCTCCTCCGGCTTCATTTGATGTATTGGCGAATGCAATTGCAACTTCGTATGATGCGGTGATAAAGATGCCACCAGCAGGTGATTTAATGAATAAAAATCCTGTATTAGCTGGAAATGTTTTAGCATTGGAAACTCAATTAAAACTTACTTTTTTACAACAATCAAATTCAATTGAGCAATTACCTATTTTTGATTCATTCGCTAATGGGTTGGTTCAATATTGGGGAGGTTGTTCGCTTCAACCATTGTATCCACCTTTGATTCCTGTTCCAGGCGCAATTGCTAATATATTACCCGTTACTCAGGTTTTAGTTTCTAATCCAGGCCCTCAAATATCATTTCCGTTTACTTACGAAGGATTAGATAATGTTGACGGGTTTATTGATAAATTTATACTTTTAGCAAATTTACATTTATCATTTGTAAGTGGGTATATTTTTACTACTGCTACTTTTCCAGGAGGGGTGGTTGGTATCGGAGTTGGAAATTGGGCGGGGTATTCAATGACGGGTAATTCTGAATTAAATGGATTGGATCCTTCAAAATACATAGCAGATGAGGAAGCATTAAAGCGATTAGCGGAAAAATTTAGTGGTATAATTTCTCCCGAAAAACTAAGACAAGAACTTCAACTATCCGCAGATGAACTTATCGCTTCCTTACCCCCACCAGTAGGAGCAGATGGTGAGGCCGTTTTTGATGGGACACCTGCAGATTTATCAAAATATGATTTAACGCAAGGCTGGATACAAATTGCAAAAGATTTTATTGCCAGAAATGAAGGATTTAAAGAAACTCCTAAAGGAAGTGGAATTTCGGTAGCAGCGTTAGATTACACTAAACCTAGATTAGGTTATGGAACTGATAGATTTTTCTTACCAAATGGTACAATTAAAGAAGTTGAATATGGTGATAGTGTAGATAAACCAAGAGCTTTAAAAATGTTAGAATTGGATATAATCGAAAGGTTTTATAATAGAGTTGTGGGTAGCGGTGGTGCTCCTAAAATACCATTAGAAAGATGGAATGAATTAAGAGATACTCAAAGAGCCGCATTAATTAGTTTAGCGTATAATGCCGGAAGTTTGTATCGAAGCCACTGGGAGGCAGTAATGGCAAAGGATGATACACTAACCGCTCAGGCAATTTCTAGATCACCTATTAAAGCAGGGGGAAAGGTATTGGAGGGATTAGTACGAAGAAGAAAAGAGGAAGCCGCGATGTATTTATCATAACACAAAAACAAAGACTTAAATATTTATAAATATAAACAAAGAAATATGAATACAGACAAACTTTTTAAAGCCATTCAGATTGTGGTTAAAGAAGAGGTAAAAAAACAGATTATTATTATTAAAGAAGAGGTTAGAAAGGAGGTTTTGGCCGAATTAAAGAAATCTAATGTAAAACATCCTATTTCTGAAAAAAAGGTTGATAATCCATTCGATAGAGCATTAGCATTATTAGAAGAAGATAGAGAAGTTGAACAAAAGAAATATTCAAGAAATCCTATCCTTAACAAAATTCTTAATGAAACTGCCATTAGACCTAATTTTAGTAAAACCGATGGTGAATATGGAACTATTACACCTGAAATGATAGGATATGGAGACCCGAAATTAGGATTTAAAAATCAAACTAATCAATCAATGCCAGTAACTGGTAATGATATTCTGGATAGGGCAATTGCTAGGAGTGCAGCGGTTTTGAAAGCGAGTAAAGATAAAAATAGATAATAAATGGCGATAGTTATTGGGCCTAAATTAGTAAAAGATTTACCTGAAAAAGATAGAGTTGCTATTGGAGTTACTCTTCCTTTCCAAAGAGGTAATAATGGATATTTTGCCCAATCATATCAAACTATTGATCAAATTAAATCAAATATTAAAAATTTGCTCCTTACAAAAAGGGGTGAAAGAATAATGCATCCTAACTTTGGGACAGCATTACATGAGGCATTATTTGAACAAAATACCGATGATTTAGAAATAAAAGTTCAAAATTCAATTGAAGAATCAATTGCTAGATGGATGCCTTTTATTTCAATTGAAGAAATTATATTAGACCAATCGAATTCTGATAGGGATAGATATAATTTTAATGTTTCAATATCCTTTAGGGTTTCTGGACAACAAAATTTGGAGACGGTAACATTTAACGTAGAAGAATAATGGCATTTAAAGTAACAAATAAAAAAATAGGTAGAAATAGTAGAGATATAAACTATTTGGGTAAAGATTTTCAATCATTCAGAGATAATTTGATTGAGTATGCAAAAACTTATTTTCCATCATCCTATAATGATTTCAATGAAGCATCGCCTGGTATGATGTTCATTGAAATGGCATCCTATATTGGTGATGTATTAGGATATTATACCGATTCTACTTTAAAAGAAAGCCTTATTCAGTATGCAGGTGAAGAAAAAAATGTTTTTGCTTTAGCAAATTTATTAGGTTATAAACCTAAACCCACCTCTCCTGCAATTACAACATTATCAGTTTATCAGTTATGTAAAGCCACTTCAGCGGGCGTATTAGATACAAAATATTTACTTCGAATAGAAGCTGGATTGGAAGTTCGTAGTACATCAAACGGTCAAATAACTTTTAGAACTACCGAAGTTTTAGATTTTAATGATTTAAATGATAGAGAGGTAAGTGTATATAGTACAACTTCAATTACAAATATTCCTGATTACTTTTTAGTTAAAAAGAAAATACAGGCTATTTCAGCAAATCAAAACACATTAGAAAAAACATTTACTGTATCTGAGCCGTATTTAAAAATTAATATACCCGAAACAAATGTTATTTCAATAGAAAGTATAGTGGATGATAATGGAAACAAATTTTATGAAGTACCATATTTGGCACAAGAGACTATTTATATTGATTATCCTAATGTAGAGCAAAACGATCCAGATTTATTTCAATTCTCTACTACTGTCCCATATCTTCTTAAATTATTAAAAACTTCTAGAAGATTTGTTGTCAAGACAAATGAAAATTTTAGTACTTCAATTTGTTTTGGGGGTGGGGATAATTCATTATCCGATGAATTAATTATTCCAAATATTAAAAATGTTGGTTTAGGATTAAATAATTCAATAGATAGAATAGCAGAATCATACGACCCAACAAACTTTTTAAAAACTAAAAGTTATGGACAACCACCTTCAGCTAATACCAAATTAACAATAAAGTATTTGACAGGTGGGGGTGTATCATCAAATGTTCCACAGGGAGATTTAACTACCATAACAAATATAGTTTATAATGATGATTTAATAGATACTTTTCCTGATATTGATTTGACGGTTTATAATTTTTCAAAAAGTTCAGTTGCAGTTGAAAATGAAATACCTGCAAAAGGAGGAAGAGGTTTTGATACGATAGAAGAAATTAGAGAAAGTGCATTAGCAAATTACGCCTCACAAAATAGAGCGGTTACCGCGAGAGATTATCAAATTAGGGCACTATCAATGCCAACAAAATACGGTGCTATCTCTAAAATTTTTGCAATAGGTGATAATTCATTAAATTCAAATTCGCCTGAAGCAATATTAAATCAAACAGATAATGTTACCGAATTTGCTGAAATAGTAAGAAGTATAGTGAATTCCTCATTAGCTAAAGGTGGAAAACTTCCAACTACCAATGAAATAAAACAAAATGTAAGAGATTTTGTTCAAAAAACCACTCAATCAGCAGAATTAGTTAATCCATTTGCCATAAATTTATACACTTTAGGTTACGATTCGAATGGAAAATTAACTACATTAAATAGAGCAGTTAAAGAAAATTTAAAAACATATTTAAATGAATTTAGAATTCTAACTGATGGTGTTAATATAATT